GAAGAAATCCCATATGCTTACAAACTCAATTCGTGGCACTCTGACATTTATAGGTGTATAAGTTCGTTGTCCTGTTTCCTCATCTGTTTCCCATCGTCCAATAGTTTTATTAAAGTTAAATGGGCCTTTGATAATTCCTGTTCCAAATAAAGCTGCTTCAAAAATTGAGTTACGTAATTCGCTTGAACCGTTAGACTCTTCAATTTGATCATGAATAAGTTTTTGCATTTTTCGTGCAGCTTCTTTTGCTGGAGAAATTTCTAATGCTTGAGGATCTGGAGAAGGCCCATCTGAAAATGCAATAATTTCTTTTTCTTCTGCTTCTTTTATTTCTTCTTCAAAAAGAGATTCGCCACTAGAAATTGTAGCTCCTGCTTTTAATACTTTACCATCTCCTTCATAGCCTACATCAAAAGGATTGACAGGAGCTTCTTGAGTTTCTTCTGGCTCTTCTGTTTCTTCTGGTGTAGACATTTCAATGTTTGATGCTGTGTCTACATGTCTATAAGTTGAAATGCCTTCAGGTATTTTAGTTTCAGTGATTCCAATTGGAAACTGACCTGTTCCAAATACTACATCTACAAGCTGACCAAAAGCTGCAAGGACTTTTGTTTTAGTTACTTTTACAAAAACTTTTGATTTTTCTGAATCACGAAACTTAACGTGTTTAGGGTACAAGCCTCTGAAGTTATGGTAGGCTGTAAGCCATCGAGATTCGTCTGAGTCTCTTGCCATTTCAGCATCTGCAAAACGATCTTGAACTAAACCAACTAAATTAGAAATAACTAACTCGTCTTCAGTATTAAGTTCATAGGCCGACTCGCCTTCTACTGGAGCAAAGTAAATTTCATTAGCATTGTCCATTAAAGTATTGCTTTCTTGGTTTTCCATTTAGATTCCTTATAGCTCTTTAAAGATGCTTAAAGAGCCACCTTTGTTATTTGCTCGTGCGCTTATTGTAGTCCCGCCTTTGGTGGTTGTAGAGTAGCTCATGTTTCCTCTTTTATCAACGCCAAAGCGTCCTGCTTTTGTATCTATCCCTAAGTTACTATTATTATAATTCACTTTTCCAGAGTTATATTTATCTTTAAATCTATCAGTAGTAGACTGATGAGTCATTGTAAATGGCCCTTTATTATACGAAGCAGTAGAAGTAGTGGACATGTAATTTTGATTTCCTCTAGCGCTTAAAGAAAGATCTAAATCCCCTATACTTTTATGAGTTGCAAGACTGCCTTGGTTATACATTTGCCTTTTTGATCCACCACCGTGACCATACATTTTTCTTTCTTGTCTTGACTTTCTCATAATATTAATACCCGAATGTTGAGTCTATAGGAGCGTATGACTGTTCTCGTTTAATATCTCTCATTCTGTCCAAGGGATTAGACATCCTAGGTCTTGACATTATTAGATAACGTAACGCATCATAAGCGTGATCAGAAGCTTTTGTATCTACATCTTCTGGGTTTGATTTATCCAGAGGAATGCCTTGAAGTTCTCGTATCAGATTAGGACAATTATTAAATATTTGTATTCGTGGTCTGCCGCTTTGAGTAATCTTCAAGTATTCGTGGATTTGTATCTTTCCTTGTATTCTATTCTTATCAGCCCTTCGTAGTTTATGTCCAGCTCGAACAAGTGTTTCACCTACTGTTGGGCCTGTTGTCCCTGTTCTGCTCCAGCAAGCTGTATCTAACACGCCTTGGACAGAGAAAGGGTCTTCTAGTTCCATGTTGGTTATTAGTTGTGCTAAGTCTGTACCAAGAAGATTCTTTTGATAAAGCTCACGGTATATAACTAATGTACCGTCACTTGGATCTACTGCTCCCCATACACAAGCTGATTCAGACGCATAACCATAGTCAATGCCTTTTACACGTTCCCAGTTGATTGGGATGTCGAAAGGAGTAACTACGTGCAAGTTCCTATCAAACTCTGTAAAGGCTGCTCCTTCTGCAACGTCCCAGTTACCTTCAAGAAGTTGCTGGCGCTGAGTTGGCGGCAATGCTTTCAGCATCTGCTCGTAACGTCCATCCCTAGCTAAGTAAGGATTATCTTGTAAGCTTGCTGGTATAAACTTCCTTGTAAGCCCGTCAGCGCCCTTGAAGGACTCGTGAGGCGGGTTAGGGTCTATGTACCGCTTCTTTACCCAATGCGCTCCAGCACCCCCTGGATTCGCTGTGCAACGCATATAAGGAACTATCTCAGGGTCAGTGGTTCTTAACCGTGAAGCTAAGTAGTTCCATGAAAATTCTGTTGGCAGATGCGTGATCTCGTCAAAGCCAATCCATGAATATGCTTGACCTTGGTATCTGTATACATCTGCATCTCTTTCAAGGAAGCCAAACTCTACTTTTGCTCCGCTTGGGAAGTTCCAAAGCTTTTCGACTTCTTTGTACTTTGCGCCTTTGAAGGCTTTGGGGTACAGCTCTCTGCTTTTGTCTATAAGCTCTCGGAGTTCTGGCATAGACCTTCTGAGTATTAATGCTCTATGTGCAGTTCTATGTGCATAACGCAATGGATCTACTAGCATTGCATAGGACTTACCACCACCTGCTGCACCACCAAACAGTACATCAGTCTCACCTGCCGCAAGGAAGTCCTCTTGTGGGCCTTCATTAGCTTTAAAGATAACATTCTCTGATGCTTCTTCACGCATTGACTTGGGCAGGGCTTCTAGCTCTTCTGGGCTAAATACACCCTCTTCATCTAGAGCCTTTGTAGTTTTCTGAATAGAATCTTTATATTTACTTACTTTATCTTGAGCTGCTTTTAGTTTCTTTTTCTTTTCACGGACTGATCGTTTAGCAGCCTGTTTAGCTTTTGTTTCTGAGTGGTAGTTATATCCTCGACCTTTGGAGCCTTTGGCACGACCAGCTTTCTTGCGTGGAGTCCCATCCTTTTTAAGTATGAAGTCTCCGTTCTCGTCTTTAGCGTAGTTCTCTGGGTTTATATCCCAGTCGTTCTTATCCAAAGTTACGAGTCTCTGAGATCTTTTTAAGTCCTGCATGGCTTACATATCTGCCTGTCATAGCCTCAAGGTATAGACTACCTTCACGCAAGGACATTGTTCGTTCTTTGATCAGAGGTACAACAGCCTCCAAAGCCTCAAGCTCTGAAGGTATTTCGATCAGTTGACTATTATCTTCATCGTTCAGTTTATAACCAAACGGTATTGTGCTACTTGATCTCCTCATAGTCCCCCTCTATTACTGTTTCTTTTTTAGTGGGGAGTACAAAGATTCCACCTGTAGTATTTACATTTACATCAAGTGTATCTTTTTTGCCCAAGCCTACACGGTCTAAAATGGTTTGTGCAGCCTGTATACGCATATTAGCTTGAGGTACAGGTGTATTACTATCCATTACTTCTACTAGCTTCATAGCTGCTTTGGGTGCAGATTGCGCTAGAATGCCTGTAGCTATGTCTAATATCTCAGTCCTTAAAGCTTTAACTACAGCAGGATAGCTGGATTCCGAATAACCAGCTAACTCTGCTGCTTTCTTCGGATCACCTCCTACGGTTGGTAAGTGTTTAAGGAACAATTCTTGTTTTTCTGTTAAATCTTTATTATTCATACCTCTAGTATATAGCTGATTTACACTTTTGTCAAGTCTTTTATAACAAAAAAATCTAATTATTTCTTGACAAAACCAGATCTCAAGTGTATAATAGATATTAACGTCCCCCCCGTTATATAGATATATCAGCCACATCTCATATTCTCATCTCCCACTCCCCTTTTAAGCCCTTTAAAGCTGAGGCGCTATTCTAGTTTCCACTTCAAATCTCATAAAAATGTATATGAATGTATATATACCCACCCCACCCCCCAAGGTCACCTGCCCCTCCCTATCTTTAAAGTCTTTAAATGACTTTGATGCGCAGGGGAAAGTCTCTATAGACTTTCCTAGAACTTCAAAGTCCTTTCTAGATTCTATAGAATCTAGTTGCCAGCTTCAGAGGCTTCAAAGTCTTTAAAGATTCTTTAGAATCTTTAGAAATTCTTATAAGTCTTTCAAAGACTTATAAGTTTAAT